TCAGAAATGCTAACGCCCGACCTAGCAAAAAAGCTAAAGGGTGCATCGCCAGCAGTTAAGCTAAAGGCGGCGGAACTACTAGACCAAGCAAAGCAGGCTCAACAGGTTGAAGACGCTCAAGACACCTTTATGGGCTTCGTCAGGCATACATGGCCTGCTTTTATTGAGGGTCGGCACCATAAGATTATGGCTCAGGCGTTTGAGCGTATTGCTCGCGGTGAGTTAAAGCGTCTTATTGTTAACATGCCACCTCGACACACTAAGTCTGAATTTGCGTCGTTTCTGCTACCTGCATGGTTCTTAGGGCAGTATCCAGAGAAGAAAATCATTCAGACGGCGCACACAGCGGAGCTATCCGTAGGATTTGGCCGGAAAGTGCGTAACTTAGTGGACTCGGAGGACTTTAAGAAGGTCTTTCCCGGTCTACAGCTAAGGGCCGACTCAAAGGCCGCAGGTCGCTGGAGCACCAATAAAAACGGAGAATACTTCGCTATTGGTGTTGGCGGCGCGGTGACTGGTAAAGGTGCGGACCTTTTGATCATCGACGACCCTCACTCAGAGCAAGAGGGCCAGTCGGGAGACCCCTCGGTGTTCGACAGAACATACGACTGGTACACATCAGGACCACGACAGCGTCTCCAGCCGGGGGGCGCTATTATTATCGTGATGACTCGCTGGCACATGCGGGATCTAACCGGAAAGATTATTAAGTCTTCTGCTCAACGGACAGGCTCCGATGAGTGGGAGGTCATAGAGTTTCCAGCAATCATGCCGTCGGGCAAGTCCCTATGGCCTGAGTTCTGGAGCCTTACAGAGCTTGAAGCTCTGCGTAGTGAGCTACCCGCTTCCAAATGGAATGCGCAATACCAGCAAAACCCTACCGCCGAAGAAGGCGCACTGATCAAGAGGGAATGGTGGAAAAGGTGGGAGCCTGATTATCCGCCGCAATGTGAGTTCGTGATTCAGTCATGGGACACAGCTTTTCTTAAAACTCAACGGGCTGACTACTCAGCTTGCACAACGTGGGGCGTGTTTTACCACCCCGACGACGATGGCAACACACAGCCAAACATCATCCTGTTGGATGCTTACAAAGAGCGGTTGGAGTTCCCAGAGCTGAAAAAAACAGCTTTTGAAATGTGGACTGATATGCAACCCGATGCCTTTATTGTTGAGGGCAAAGCGGCAGGGATGCCGCTTATATTTGAGCTTCGTGCAATGGGTATCCCGGTATCGGAATACACCCCGTCACGCGGCAATGACAAGATAGCTCGCGTTAACGCTGTAGCTGACTTGTTTGCATCTGGCGTTGTATGGGCGCCAGAGACTCGATTCGCCGAAGAAGTCATAGAAGAGTTTGCCGCGTTCCCTGCTGGGGAGCATGACGACCTCGTTGACTCTTCGACGCAAGCTCTTCTTCGCTTTCGACAGGGCGGCTTTGTCGCACTCCGGTCAGATGAAGAAGATGACTTTGACCCGCACGGAAGGGTCGCCAACTACTACTGAGGGGCTTATGGCTTTTCTGCAAAGCAACATCCCACACTTCAAGTGCTGGGTAAGACGTGAATACACGCACAATCACGACAAGTATCACGGAGAGTTTTTACACGCGATGGTAGTCGCTGTAACCACTATGCCGTGTAGGTGCTTGAGCTTTCAGGTTATTTTTACTGGCGCCGAGACCTATGACACCGATGAGCCAAATGTTCACGGTGGCGCGATGTGGGCGAGAATGCCTATCACCGCCTTGGTGGGAGACACCCCTTTCGAGGAATGGCCCGAGCCAATGCCGGTGTATGCGGCACAGCCTTGGGATTGTTCATCCAGAGAGCATAGTGTGTATGTGCTGGATAGGGCAACGCCGTGCCCTTGGATCGCCAAGATAGACGGCAACTTCTATCCCGCCAAGTACATGTTTACGGTGGACTACACCGACAACGAAATTGCAGATGACCCAGCTCAACACAAGCAGAGTCATGTGATGGAGTTGTTAGATGCAGGCCCGTGGACAGGAAACATTGTGGCTCTTCCCAATAACCGCGTAAGGGTGACTCACCCAGCGTGGTTTTCTGTAGGGGAGGGCGCACCAGATTTTAGGCCGTCTCAGCACATTCACTACTCTAAGTCGGACTTGGATTACACGCTGGACGTAAACAGAGTGTTCGACAACTTATATGCAGGTGACCAAGATGATGCGTAAGCAGTCCAAGATGTATGCCGCTGGCGGCAAGGTAAAGGCAAAATCCCACCCAGATGGCTACAAGTACAAGAAGGGCGGAAAGCTTGAGATGGTCGAAAAGGATGGTGCAAAAGTGCCCTTCTTTGCGGCTGATGGCAAAGGAAAAATGATGGCTGGCGGCATGGTCCCTAAGACCAAGGGCTACTTTAAAGGCGGCAGGGTCATGAGCAAGATGAACACCAAGGGCGGAAAGAAGGGCGGTAAGAGCTAAATATGGCTATTGACCGGATTGCCGAGCCTTTTGACGAACTGACCTCAGAAGGCAACGCACTAGAAATCTTAGTCGAAAACCCCGAGTCTATCAGCATGATGGACGAAGATGGCGGCATGATTATTGATTTTAGCCCCGAGGCTTCTGAGCTGATGGGGGTCCAGCACGACTCAAACCTAGTTGAGTTTATGGGTCAGGCAGACCTTGATGTCTTGTCAAGCGAGCTTGTTGCTCAGTTTGAGGCAGACAGAAACAGTCGTGCAGACTGGGAAGATTCCTATATCCGTGGTCTTGACTTGTTGGGACTAAAGTTTGAGGACCGGTCAACGCCTTGGGAAGGCGCCTGTGGTGTGTTTCACCCCATGCTGGCAGAGGCGGTTATTCGGTTCCAAGCCCAGACAATACAAGAGATTTACCCCGCAAGCGGGCCTGTTAAGACCTCTATTGTCGGGAAAATCACCGACGACAAGACAAAACAGGCTCATAGGGTTGAGAACTACCTCAACTACTTGATAACACAGCGCATGACTGAGTATCGGACGGAGACAGAAAAACTGCTGTTTTCTTTGCCGATTGCTGGCTCTGCGTTCCGCAAGGTGTATTTCGATCCCAACATGGATCGTCCTTGTGCAATGTTCGTTCCAGCAGAAGACTTTGTGGTGAGTTACGGCGCGTCAGACCTAACGACGTGCGAGCGCGCTACCCACATAATGAAGAAAACTTCCAACGAAATTAGGAAGCTACAGGTTGCAGGATTTTACAGCGACATCGATTTGCCTCCTCCGGCGCCCGATATCTCTGAAATCCAACAGAAGTACAACAGGCTGACAGGAGACTCGGAAAATTACGAGTTTGATAATCGTCACGTCCTGCTTGAGATGCACGTCGATATTGACCTTATTGGATTTGAAGATTCGGATCGCGGGGAGCCTACGGGCATTGCGTTGCCGTATGTGGTTACTATTGACAAGTCATCCAGAACAATACTTGCAGTTCGGCGGAACTGGTATGAGGACGACCCCAAGAAGTTAAAGCGGGATCACTACGTTCACTACCAATATCTGCCCGGACTAGGCTTCTACGGCTTCGGTCTAGTGCATATGATTGGCGGACTGTCCAAGTCAGCTACATCGTTGCTAAGACAGCTTGTAGACGCCGGAACGCTTGCCAACCTACCGGGAGGATTGAAATCTCGGGGACTCAGAATCAAGGGTGATGATACTCCCATCATGCCCGGAGAGTTCCGAGACGTAGATGTTCCGGGTGGCGCAATCCGCGACAACATCTCGTTCCTGCCGTACAAGGAACCCAGCAACGTGCTGTATCAGTTGCTTGGCGATATCGTACAGGAAGGGCGTAGATTCGCGTCAGCGGCGGATGTAAAAGCCTCAGACATCAATGGCGAGGCGCCGGTTGGCACCACACTTGCTGTGCTTGAGCGAGAGATGAAGGTAATGAGCGCGGTTCAAGCCCGTGTCCATGCCGCTGTTTCGCGTGAGCTAGGCATCTTGACTGAGATTGTTCGGGACTACGGGCCGGGAGCTTACCCGTATGACCTTGATGACGGTCAGGTAATGATCGAAGATTTTGATGATCGGGTAGATATTATTCCGGTCAGCGATCCGAACGCGGGCACAATGGCCCAGCGCATCATGCAGTATCAGGCGGCTCTGCAATTAGCCTCTCAGGCACCGCAGATGTACGACCTGCCGCTTCTGCACAGGCAGATGCTGGAGGTTCTGGGGATTCAGGACGCTGACAAGGTCATTCCGCTTGAAGATGATATCAAGCCGACCGATCCGGTCAGCGAGAATATGAACATCCTGAATGGCGAGCCGGTCAAGGCGTTTATCTACCAAGACCATGAAGCGCACATTCAAGTCCACATGGCCCTAACGGAAAATCCCGAGGTCATGCAGTTGATGTCCAAGAGCCCTACCGCGCAGGCGGCTCAGGCCGCAATGGCGGCTCACATCGCAGAGCACGTTGCCTTTGCCTATAGGCAGAGGATTGAGAAAGAGCTTGGCGTAGAGCTACCTGCTCCGGGCGAGCCACTGCCAGAAGACATTGAATATCGGCTTTCCAGATTGGTAGCCCCT